CTTTGCGTTCACGTGTATTAGTCGAGACTCCTGTTATCGATGAAGTATTCGTAAAGGAAGCTATTGCCTGGTTGAAACGAAATCATGAAAGTATTTTTCCTCGAGTTCACAAGGTGAAGGCTGTTTCACCCGAGGTTTATTTAGAAAACAGCAACGCATCACCCAGTGTAAAAGCTATTCTCCGTAAGACCTTTGATTCCTTAAAGGCAGCCGGCATAACCAATAAATCACAGTTGAGTGGCTCTCAGTTGTACAATTGGACTCGTCGGAAGGCGTTTGTTAAAGTCGAGAATTTACTTTATCGCACTGGCTCGGGACGCAAACAGCGTGCACCACGGATGATACAGGGTGCTGCTGCCGAGTTTATTTGTTTAGTAGGACCCTGGTTTGCGGCATTACAATCTCGAATCAAAAGAAGATGGGATGACAAGAATTTTGTTTGTTTCACATCTGGCGTTAAAGCGAAAACTTCAGCTTCAAAACTGTTCGAGATTATGGGTTCTTTCTTGGAGGATGACATAGGCACTTTTGATGCTTCGGTCGGTAGGTTATGGCTGGAGTATGAGTGTTGGTTGTCCAAGCGATTTGGCGCTCCTCGTGCTGTGTTACAATTACAACGAGCTAACATAGACACAAAGGGTGTCACTACCAATGGTTGGAGGTACAAAACTAAGGGTGGTCGTAAATCCGGCGACCCCTACACTTCTTTGTATAATTCCATTTTAAATGGGTGCATGCACATGTATCTGTATCACACGTATACGGGCAAGTCCGTTGAGGAAATGCGCGATTCTTTGCGCATGCTCGTTGCGGGTGATGACAATGCTATGAAACATGTTGAGTGTGCTCATTACCCTTGGGTCCGAGATATGGCAAGGTTTGGGTTCAAAAGTGAGGCTTTGTATCGCGCAAAGCCGCACCATTTGGAGTTCTGTTCTAACCGTCTTGTTCCTGTTAAGGACGGTTGGACTTTTGTGCCCAAGCCAGGCAAGGTTATGAGTAAGTTGGGATATTTCATTGATCCTCCCAAAGATGTGTCGAATGAGAGTTTGATGCGTGGGACAGCCTTAGGTTTGATAAAGGCTGCTACTCCTTGCCCTCCATTGTTTGCGTATTTGGAAAGAATCTTGAAGTTGACTGATGGTCATGTACCATGGACACCACCCACCGAGCAATGGAAAATGGATTATGATGCCTCTGAAGCTACTCCCGAGACATGGGAGGCATTGTATGATATTTATGGTTGGGATCATCAACGACAAGGTTTATTTGAAAGTAGGTTGGCGAGTACTTCCCTCGGATGCCAATTTGATAATATTTTAGCGCGCAGTTTGTATGATATAGATACTGCTGGCCCGCGGTCAATTTTTGGTACTTCCGCACTCGTCTGCTGAATTGTGTTTCAATTCGTTTACTACATTTTTAATCCGTACAACTGGGGCCCAACACTTTATAGGTGTAATCAGTTGATGAAGCGGTGGGTTGCCAGCCCAAAGTTTGGCGCAGTCGACAATCGTAAAGATTGCAGTGCTCAGCAATGCCTGTCTGCGGACAGCAAAGAGTACAACGGCAGTGTTTCTGTCGCAGGTTCCTCCCTTCTGGCTCGGGAACCACAACACAATCCGACTAAGAAGAGAAGTCGTACTGTCTCTTCACAATTGGCGCGTGTGCGCAATCCACGTAGTTACCGCAACGGACCCCTTGACATAGAAATGTGTCATACGGGTAAGTGTAACGTTAAGCGGTTCGTTATCAACCTGGATGGCTCATTTTCGCCAATTGTTTCTCCTCCTTATGGGCACTACGGTGTCTGTGCGGATCCTCATGTAAAGGAGCGTCTTGTTTTTAGCGAGATGCGTG